TGGGGCAGTTAATGAATTAAATAGCAATGAACAAAATGCTGCTATGTTAGTTGAAAACACTTCTAATCTTTGTGAATATATGCTTTCAAACTGTAGAAGAACTGGCATATGTTTTTATGCGATACCAAGCACAGTAAAAGTAGAAAATGGTTCTCCTGACGGAAATGGTGGTTTTGGAATTGCATGCAAAAGTACATCTGAAGATTATGGTATGCTTATTGTTTTTTCATATGGTAAAGCTGTGTATATGAAAATTAAATCAATAACATGGGATAATTGGAAGAAAGTAAAATTTATCGAATGATTATTCTATATAAAATAGTTTCTAATATGTTTCGTCTTTTGTATTTTTCAAACATACACTCCCTATTTCATCACCATCACACATTTTCCGAAAACATCATTTTTGCATATCTGAAAACACAGACTTCTCATAAAAAATGGTATAGCAAACAAGCCATCGAGAAATGGCTTTAAAAAATCAATATTGAATCAAGTCAGCTTACGCTATATATCGTCTGAAAGATGCTTTTACATTAGATTCACTTACAGTGACGTACATCATGGTTGTATCCGGCTTTTGGTGTCCGGCATAAGCCTGAATCTCTTGTAGCGGTATTCCTCTACTTCCAGCATCCGTGAGTAGGGTTCTTCGGAACTTATGCGGATGCGCATGAATATCTGTTTTTTTACCAAGTTTCGACAGCATTGACCATATAGCTTCCTTTCCCATCCGGTTGTGTGGCTTTCGGTTCGATACAAACAACGCCGGGTTCATATCATCCCTTGACATAAGGTACTTCTTGAGATGATATGCGCATTCATCCGTCAGATACACTTTCCTCTCTTTCTTTCCCTTTTCTCCGTAAATGATTACTTCCTTGTTTCCCCAATCAATATCACTGCGGTTGAGTGCTACAACTTCACCGATACGTGCTGCTGTGGAGTACAGGAACTCCATAATTGCCACATCTCTCTGACTCTTAGCATTGCAACGTAGATGCTCCCTCTCTGCGGAGGTAAACGGCTTTTTGATGCGCTGTGGCACTTTCATGTGCTTGATGCGTCTCATTGGATTTTTGCTTATGAATCCCTCGTCAGAGAGCCATCCAAAGAATGATGAAAAGTATCTTCTAAGTGTGTCCATGTACGAGATAGACACTTTCCTTGTCTCTTGATACATGGCAAGGTAGTAGCGGATATCGTTTGTGGTTATGTCCTCAAATCTCTTGTTGAGATAGTTGACTAGCTTGGTTACACAGTCCACATAGCGGTCAATCGTACCTTGTGAGCAGTTCTCCAAGCGTTTACTTGCAATGAACAATTTGAGAATCTTATCCCAGTGAGATTGACTTGTTACCAATGAGGTACATTCCTCTTGAAGTTTGACTCCGTGGAACGAGATATACAACACATTCTCCAATTTGTGCATCTGTTCCTCGGTCAGTTCCTCTTGCATCATGTTTACAACATTTTTGATTATCATGTTAATGTCTTTTTCCATAAAAAACACCCCTTTCTAAGCCAATTATGACTCAAAAAGAGGTGAAATTAAATGCTTTATTTCGGTTCATGAAATAGGGAGTGTATATGGTTAAAAATCACGCTTTTGTTATTTTATGATACGGTTGCAATCCAAGAAATGTTTGGTTTTGCACCTGATGTGGTACAAGCGTTTGAAAGCTTTATTGTAAAGCCATTTTTTGTTACAGAAGCGTAATCTACAAACGCAGTCAAATCACCATATGTAGTAATGCTTGAGCCACTTTTCAAAGTACACACGACTGTCGGTATGGTATTGAATGGCTTTTTAAAAACGACATCCACTGCTTGCGTACTGTTTGCTGCAATTCCTACAGCTCCAGTTGTACCAGATTGTGTCTTGCTATTTTATTAGAAACGCATTTATATCGTGTACATCTTTTTGCTGTATTGTAACATCGCATGTTAGTACTTTCTCAGACACAATATATTTGAAATTCGATGCGTTACTAGCATTAGCAGAAATTAAATTTGCGGAATACGTACTTCCATATCCAATTAAAACACATGCATAAACAGAACTTGATACTGCAAATGTCAAACAAATAATACCGAATTCTGTATTATCGATAGAAAATTGTGCAGATAATTTATTGTTTTCAATTGTTATATTGACTGGTATCTGCTTAAATTTATTGCTATTTAATGACTATTGTAGTTGTCTAGGCAATCCACCGATTTTAAGCACTGTTAATTTTACATAACAACTTGATTCACTTGATGGAACATCTACGCTATATGTTCCGTTGCCATTGGCAACCGAAAATGACAGCAGCTTGTTTGTTGATGTACTCCATAATTCGTGTCTTGTATCGACATTATCACTCACATTTGCAAACGTAGTTTTTTGTCCAATTTTCACTGGAGCATGAATTATACAATATGGTTCGTAACTTATAATACTCCCATTACTGTTAATATATTTACTGTTTTCAATTTTAAGTGGTATTGCGAATTTCAAAACCAAACTCTTGCTATTTCATCTATGACTTCAATATGGGTACAATCATCCGCTAAAAATCCAGTACAATTATCTTAAGATTGCATAAATATCATAATTAGCTGTATTAACATTAAGTCAGAACTATAAGTTGTTGAAGGAGAATGGTGATGGAATATGTAGGACGAGAAGAACATACAGAATTTGCCAAACGTATCGAGGACGAGCAGCATAGACAGAATAGACGGATTGAGCTGTTAGAGGAATCTGTAAAACAGAACACAGCACTTACGGTATCTGTTGAGAAGCTTGCGAATAATATGGAAAGTATGGCAAACGAACAGGCGAAACAAGGAGAGAGACTAGAAGCCTTAGAGGGCAGAGATGGAGAAATGTGGAGAACAGTGGTCAAATATGTTCTCACAGCGGCTCTCGGACTTGTGATTGGATTGGTAGCAACGCAGATTGGATTAGGATAAGGAGAAAGAACATGGAACAGATTATCAATTATGTAAAGCCGGAACTCATCGTAGTGGCTATTGTACTGTACTTTATCGGTATGGCTATCAAACAGAGTGAGACTATCGCAGACAAGTATATTCCTAGCATCTTAGGAATTGCTGGAATCGTGATCTGCGGTATCTACGTGATTGCAACTTGTACTCTTGGAACTGGACAGGATATCGCAATGGCAATGTTTACCGCAATCGTACAAGGAATTTTAGTGGCTGGATTAAGTAACTATGTCAACCAGTTAATCAAACAGAGTGGAAAGGAAGAGTAATTATGACAGAGCAGACAGTAAAAGAAATTATTAAGAGTTTCGCTTACGGGTTATCCGCAAAGGAAATCTCAGACAACGAAGGAACGTCGTTGGAAACAATGCAGAAATTTGCAGAGGAACACGCAGCGGAGATCGAGCAGAAGAAAGCAGAGCTGAAAGAAGGTGGCTGGTATGAGTAAACTTATTATTGATGTCAGCTATCATAACGGGGTCATTAACTGGGAAAGAGTCAAAGCGTCAGGTTGTGCCGGTGCAATCCTCCGCTGTGGATATGGAGATGATATCGCATCACAGGATGATAAACAGTGGATTCGTAACCTTGCTGAGTGCGAAAGACTTGGAATTCCGGTGGGAGTCTATCTGTACAGCTATGCGACTTGTGACAGACAGGCGCAGAGCGAACTTGACCATATCTTGAGATTAATCAAAGGTCATACATTCCAGTTGCCTATCTTCCTTGATGTGGAAGAACCAGGCACACAGAACTATGCTCCTAGATGTTGTGAAATCGTCTGTGAAGGACTAAAAGCGAATGGATATACTCCGGGAATCTACGCTTCATTGAGTTGGTTCAACAACTACCTTGGCAGTGTTCGTGGTAAATACATCGAATGGATGGCAAGATACAAGAATCTTCCAGAAGATACATACAATGGTCAGTATGCTATTTGGCAGTATTCTTCTGATGGACAGGTAGATGGAGTCAGTGGAAGAGTAGATGTAAACCATTGCTATATGGAATTCGGTGGAAGTGTTCAGCCTGTTACACCTTCTGTTAAGCCGGCACCGGCTACAAAGAAAGATTTAGGACAGGTCGATATTACATATCAGGCTTATACAACTAAGTGGTGGGATCCAGTAACCAACAAAGCGGATTGGGCCGGTAAAGGTGATGATGTTCCGATTAAGTGGCTTGCTATCAAGGTAAGCAGAGGAAGCATCCGCTGTAGAGTATACACAAGAAAGAATGGTTGGCTTCCGTACCTTACATTCGGCAACAGCTATGATCTGAATGACAAGGTAAATGGAATCCTCGGAGATGGTTCAGAGATTCTTGCTATTGAGTTGTATTACATCACACCGGATGGATATAAGTACAAGATGGTTCACTACAGAGTTTCTGTACAGAACAACAAGAACTTCTATGCAGATCAGGTTGACACACTGAAAGCAAGTGGCATGGACGGATACGCAGGAGACAAATACAGATTCATTGACAAGTTCCAGGCTTGGATTGAGTAAAAAAGATGCCCCGGAGTATTTGACTCTGGGGCATTAATATTGTATCATCTTCTTCTATTTTCGTGTTGCATTTCGTGTTGCATAGTTTTCCAATATCGTATAATTCCTCTAACTTATAAGAATTATTCTAATATGCTAGAATCTGTGAAACCCTTGTATTTACTGGGAAAAACAAAAAAACCAGCAACCATAACGATTACTGGTTTTACAGGGGATGAGAGAATCGAACTCCCACCAAAGGTTTTGGAGACCCCTATCATACCATTTGACCAATCCCCTATTCAGTTGTCGCTTAACTCAAGCGACTTG